AAGAAGTAGACGAATTCAATGGCATGGAGGAAATACGAATTATCAATCAGTCCTTAATGCGTGGCGGAGAGCAATTTGTCGTCTTTTACACTTACAATCCGCCTAACAGGGTTAATGCTTGGGTTAACGAAGAAATATTGATTGAGAGACCAGACAGAAAAGTCCATCATAGCACGTATTTGACTGTTCCTCGAGAATGGCTTGGGGAACAGTTTTTTATTGAGGCAGAGCACTTAAAAAAGGTTAACGAGAAAGCGTATAGGCATGAGTATTTAGGGGAAGTAACCGGCACGGGCGGCGAGGTATTCACGAATGTGACAGCAAGACAAATAGACAATGAAGAGATAAAAGCGTTCGACAGGATAAGAAGAGGGCTGGACTTTGGTTATGCTGTTGATCCGGCCGCTTATGTTGTGTGCCACTTTGATAAGACAAGACGGCGGCTTTATATATTTCATGAGATATTCCAGGTCGGCTTGAGCAATAGGAAATTGGCAGAGTTAATTAAGAAAGAAAACAAAAGCAATAAGTTAGTGGTTGCGGACAGCGCGGAGCCAAAGTCAATAGCCGAATTGCGTGGTTACGGAATCAACATAAGAGGAGCAAAGAAAGGGCCGGACAGTGTCGACTATGGAATAAAATTTTTGCAAGACCTCGAAGAGATAATAATTGACCCGGAGCGGTGCCCAAATACATTGCGAGAGTTCGTAAATTATGAACTTGAGAAAGACAAAGACGGCAATTTTAAAGCTGAATTCCCGGATAAAAACAACCACACGATCGATGCTGTTAGGTATGCGCTTGAGGATGATATGAGGACGGGCGGACTATCAATTTTAAAGTAAAGAAGGTGAGAAATTGCTGTTTAATTTCTTGAACTTCAAAGACTTATTCCGTAATGATATAAACATGATGACTATAGAAGAAATCCTCTATAACGAGATCCAGGAATTTAATGCATCCGACAAAAGAGCCTGGATGGTTATTGGAGACAAGTATTACCGGTGCGAGAACGATATCTTCAATAGACGTATAGTCCGGCATACAGAAAACGGGGACGTTGAGGATAAATCAAAGGCGAATAATAGGTTGGCGCATGGCTTTGTGAAGAATTTGGTAGATGAAAAGATTGGTTACCTGCTCACGAAAGACTACTCCCTGAAATGCGACAATGAAGAATATATCCAAAGAGTTAAGAATGTGCTAGGAAAATACTTTCAATACACACTTACCAGACTGGGTTACGAAGCTAGCAATAAAGGTATTGCATGGCTTCATGTTTATATAGATGAGCAAGGGAAATTCAGAACGATAGTAATCCCCAGCGAACAATGTGTGCCACTATGGAAGGACAATACTCATACCGAATTAGATGGTATGATAAGGTATTATGTGCAGACAGTCTTTGAGGGCAGAGAGAAGAAGCAAATTACCAGAGTAGAATATTACACTCCTGCTGAAGTCTACTTTTACATTCTGGACAACGACCGTTTAATCCCTGATATTGAGCAATATGAAGGTGGTCCAATTCCTCATTATAGAAAGGGAGATGAAAATAAAAACTGGGGCAAAGTGCCTTTCATAGCATGGAAGAACAACCATCTTGAGTATCCAGATATTAGGTTTATAAAATCCCTTGTTGATGCTTATGATAAGGCAAGAAGCGAGATAGCAAACTTTATTGAGGAAACTAAAAACCTCATTTACGTACTAAAAGGCTATGGTGGGGAAAATTTATCAAAATTTATGAGTGACTTAAATTATTACCGAGCCATAAAAATAGATGACCCTGAACATGGTGGAGTTGATACTCTTACACCTAAGATAGATATTCAAGCAGCAAAAGAGCATTGCGAACAGTTAAAGCGGGATATAAATGAGTTTGGCCAGGGTGTACCCAAGGACCTTGACAAATACGGCAATTCTCCCAGTGGTACTGCACTAAAATTCTTATATGCTGGTCTTGATTTAAAATGTAATCATCTTGAGGTAGAATTTAAACAAGCCTTTAACCAGCTCCTATATTTTGTGAACGTATATCTAGCCGAAAACGGTCAAGGGAATTATGAGGATGAGAATATTGAGCTTATATTTAACCGTGACATACAGATTAATGAGACCGAGACTATCAACAACATAGTTAACAGTAAAGGCATTGTAAGTGACAAGACCCTCGTAGCTAATCATCCTTGGGTGTCAGATGTGGAAGGAGAATTAAAGCAAATTGAGAAGGAAAGAAAGGCGGATGAGCCTCCTATGTTTGAGGCAGGTGATGAAGAATGATAGAGTAGGTGATGGGTATTGAAAGAAAAGGATATGAAATACTGGGAGCAAAGGCAGAAACGAACCTATCTGGCTGGGGAGAAGAAAGTCAATGCTTATTACAAGGAGCTACAAAAAGCGTTTGAGCAGGCAAAACGGGAAATCCAGGGCGTCATAAATGATTTCTACATGCGATATGCAAAAGAGAATAAAGTGTCCTATGCGGAAGCTCAAAAACTGCTTGATAAGGCCGAGATAGGAGAGCTGAAGGATTTTATTGCTAAGGTCCAGGAGCATATGGGTGAATACAACCTTGAACTTAACAATATGTCCATTAAGGCAAGGATCACCCGCTATCAGGCTCTTGAAAAGCAGATTGATGCAATCCTTCAGCGGCTGTATGCTATTGAGTATGAGCTGAAAGGCAAAGAGCTTCTGAAGGAAGTCTACACTGACAGCTACTATCGAACCTGGTACAACATAGACCAGTACCATGGATTTCATAAAGAGTTTGCGCAGGTAAATCCAAGGACCATTGATGAACTGATCAGATACCCGTTTAATGGTGCGGATTTCTCCAGCCGGATATGGAAGCAGAAGGACCATCTGTTGCAGGTATTGACCGAGGATATCACGACAATGCTGGTACAAGGTAAGAATCCTCAAACTTTAGCAGAGGACCTAGCTAAAAGGTTTAAAACAAAGGAATATGAGGCCTACAGGCTGCTGCATACAGAGAGCAGCTTTATTATTGAGCAGGGAACTTTAGCGGCATATAAAGAAGATGGAGTTGAAAAATATCAAATACTTGCTACATTGGATATGAAAACTTCTGATATATGCAGAAGTGAGGACGGGAAAATATATGATGTAGATAAAGCAATAGTAGGAGTAAATTATCCACCTTTTCATCCGTTCTGCAGAACCACAACGGTACCGTATTATGAGGACGTTGAGAATGAAGGCACCAGAGTGGCAAGGGAACCGAAGACAGGCAAGAGTTATGAAGTACCTGCAAATATGACATATAAAGAATGGTATGACAAATACATTAAAAACAATTCTGGGTAGTCAGGTGCTTTATTATGCCTAATGAGTGGGAGGTGAGAGAAGCGACATTAGAGCAGAAAGTGGAAGAGCTAGAAAAAAGAAGGGAAATATTATCATAACATTGAGATATCCTGTTCAGATATCTTTTTTTATCGCCTCTTTGGTATTTCGGGCGTAAACTGCAAAGACACTCGTGGAAGCGACCACGTAAAAAAGCGTAGTGAAGATGAAAGGAGAGATGAGTATTATGACAAAAGAACAGTTAATGGAAATGGGATTATCAGAGGAACTAGCTGAAAAGGTTTTGGCTGCTCATAAAGAAGAATTAAAAAACTTTATTCCTAAAGCTAGATTTGATGAAGTAAATGAAGCCAAAAAAGAGCTAGAACAACAAATAAAAGAAAGGAATAGACAATTGCAAGAACTTGGAGAAAAGGTAAAAGGTAATGAAGAACTAGAAAAGCAGATTAAGGAGCTTCAAGAAGCCAACAAAAAAGCTAAAGAAGAGTATGAAACAAAGATTAAGAATCTTACATTAGACAATGCTATAAAACTTGCTTTAAAAGAACACAAAGCTAAATATGAGGACCTTCTTGTAAATAAGTTTGACAGAGAAAAACTCGTTATAAAAGATGATGGCACTATTGAAGGCTTAAACGAACAAATAGCTGCTTTAAAAGAAAATTACAAAGACTTATTTGAGCAGCCATTAAGTGGGCATGTCCCAAATAACACAGGAGGCAATCCTGAGGGAGGAGAGCTGCAACAAATAGCTAATACTATCAGACAAAATTTAGGATTTTAAGAAAGGGGAGTGTTAAATATGGCTAATGTATTAGAATATGCAAAAATATTTATGCAAGAACTTGATAAGCAGGTAGTAGCGCAAGCTACATCTGGATGGATGGAAGCTAATGCTGGATTAGTTAAGTACAATGGTGGTAATGAGGTAAAAATACCAGTTATAGACATGGATGCATTAGGAGATTATGACAGGGCTAATGGATTTGTTGACGGGTCAGTAAATTTAACATACGAAACAAAAATTATGACACAAGATAGAGGCAGGACTTTCATGCTTGACCGTATGGATGTAGATGAAACTAATTTTGTAGCAACTGCCGCTAATGTTATGGGAGAATTTCAAAGGGTTCATGTAATTCCTGAAATTGACGCATACAGATATTCTAGTATTGCAACACAAGCTATAGAAAAAGGTTCAGCAGTAGGAGGATATACTCCTAGTGAATCCGATATTTTGAAGAAACTAAAAGAAGATATATATGCCATTTATGATGTAGCTGGAGAAATACCTTTAGTTATCACAATGAATATGCAAGTTGCTGCTATATTAGAAAATTCCACTGAATTAAGCAAGATGCTTTCTGTAATTGATTTCACACAGGGTGATGTTA